AATTGCGGAGAATGTATTGAAACACGGAACAGGTGGAATAAATATTGATGGTTCAAGGATTGAAATGAAAGACAAAGAGAACATCAATTTTGAAAGACCAAGAGTTAGAAAAGACCAAAAAGAATATTTCGGTAATCATTTACCCGATGGTTATTTTAAGAACGAAGATTTCAAGGAGTATAATGAGTCAGGTAGATTTCCAGCCAACATAATCTTTGATGAAGAGGCGGGACAACTATTGGACGAACAGAGTGGAGTTAAAAAAAGTGGTAAAATGAAGACAAGTCATATAAGACATACAGACGGCTCACCAAATGGAATATATGGAAAGTTCAATCCGAATCATCCCATATCAGAAACCTATGGTGATGAAGGTGGAGCCAGTCGTTTCTTCTATTGTCCCAAAGCAGCAAAGAAAGATAGAGACGAAGGGTTAGATAATTTTGAAGAGAAATCACAAAGAGTTACATCAGGTGGCACAAGAGATTTCAATGCGAGATGTGCTAATTGTGGAAAGAAATTTATTGGTTCTCCAACAACAATTTGTGATTGTGATAATCCAGTTACAGACAATCAAGTATTCAAGAAGAAAAATAATCACCCCACAGTTAAACCAACAGATCTAATGAGATACTTAATCAATTTGGTTACACCACCAAACGGAACGATTTTAGACCCTTTCATGGGGAGTGGATCAACAGGTAAGGCAGCAGTTAGGTGTGGTGTTAATTTCATCGGTATTGAGAAAGAACAGGAGTATATGGATATAGCATCAGCACGAATAGAACACGAGAGAAATAAACCTACACAAACAAAATTATTCTAATGCTTAATCAAATCTTTAACGAGGATTGTTTGGAAACAATGAGTAGAATGCCTAATGATTATTTGGATTTGGTATTAACATCTCCCCCATATGATGCAATGAGAAAGTATGGTGGGGATAAAACATATCACCAAAGATTAAACGATACTGGTTATTCATTTCCATTTGAGGAGATAGCACTTGAATTAATTAGAGTGTTAAAACCAGGTGGAGTAATAATGTGGAATGTGGCAGATCAAACAGTTAAAGGATCAAGAACAGGTAATAGTATGAGACAATCATTATTCTTTATGGATAATGGATTGAGATTACACGATCATCTAATTTGGTATAAGACAGGAACACCATTCCCATCACCATATCGTTATAGAAATGTATGGGAGAATATGTTTATATTCAGTAAAGGAAAACCAACAACATTCAACCCCATCCTAAAGAAGAACAAGACAGCAGGTGATGTTAGAAATAGGAGAAGAGAAAGAGATCATCAAGGTAATTTACAAATGCACAAAAAGAGAATTGAAATTAAAGAATATGGTAATGATGATAATGTGTGGTATATTTCAAATCACTTTAATAAAACAAAGATTGGATCTAAGTATGAACATCCAGCAGTAATGCCAGATGAGATTGCGAGTAGACACATAACAAGTTGGACTAACGAAGGGGACATTGTTTATGATCCATTCTTGGGTTCAGCAACAACAACAAGAATAGCACAAGAACTAAACAGACAATTTATAGGTAGTGAATTATACACACCATATTTTGAAGTAGCACAAAAAATAATGTATGGGTAAGAGTAGTAAAAGAGGTGGGGAGAAAGCCCACAGAAAAAGAGTTGCCAAAAGAAATGAGGCACTATTAGCAGCCAAAAAGAAATACACAAAAGAGTTCCAAAGGTTGTGGGAAGAATCAATTAAGAAAAAAGAATTAGATGCCAGTAAAGATAAAAACTACGAGAGTATTTCAGGACCTTATAACGACGGACAAGAGGATATGTTGCTTTCAGGGATCAAGTAGAGCATCAAAGACATATAACATCTTAATCTATTGGGTATACAAACTATTACAAGAAGATAATAAAGTATTATCCATTGTAAGAAAAACATTACCTGCATTGAAGGGAAGTTGTCTTCGTGATTTGAAACAGATCCTCCTTGATTTTGGTGTATATGATGCAGACAAGTGGCATTCTGTTGATGGGTATTATGAGTTGGGGACAAATATGATTGAATGGTTTAGTGTTGATGATGAGACAAAGTTAAGAGGTAGAAAGAGAGATTACTTATTCATCAATGAAGCAACAGAAGTATCTTATGATGAGTATATTCAATTGGTATTAAGAACATCAGGTAGAATCATATTGGACTTTAACCCCTCGTTATGGAAGTCATGGATATATGATTTGGAAAATGAATCAGATGTGTTCTATACGATCGTAACCTACAAAGACAATCCCTTCTTGGAACAATCACTTATTGATGAGATTGAAAAGTTAAAGTATAGAGATGCGGCAATTTGGAAAGTATTTGGTGAGGGACAGAGGGGAACACCCACAAGAGTTGTATTTAATCATCAACAATATTATTCCGAACTACCACCATCTGCGAAGTTGTTAGGATATGGATGTGATATTGGATACAATGATCCCAATACATTGGTTGCTGTTTATAAGGACGGAGATTCCATTTATTGTAAGGAATTATTGTATCTGAGGAATACTACCATCTCTGACTTTATCTACAAAATTAAAGACCTTAAAATCAATTTAACAGATGATTTCATTGTTGACTCAGCAGCACCACAAGCCATATCAGAAATGTCCCGAGCAGGAATAAATGCAAAACCAGTAAAGAAGGATACGATACTATCAGGAATAGATCAGATAAAGAGATCTAATTTCTTTATTGATGCTCACTCAAAGAATTTAATTGATGAAGTTAATTCGTATGTTTGGAAGATAGATAAGAACGGAAATATACTGGATGAGGCTGAGGACAAAAATAATCATTTGCTGGACGCCATACGGTATGTTTTACAAATGAAGGCAATGAGGAACACAGGAGTATTCATTTACTAAAAAGGGACAAACAAATAAAAATATATTTATAGATAGAGTATGAACAAAATAGAAGTTAACGGAAAAACAATTGAGATCAAAGACCCCACAGTAACTGATTGGGCTAATGTGATGAAATATAAAACCATTCTTGATGAAGAGGAATTATACTATAAGATGCTTCAAGAATTTACAGGACTTGATCGTGATGAATTATTATCACAAGATGCATCATTTGTAATTAGGATCGGGGATATAGTTCAGAACATATTGTTAAATGAAAATCAAAAGTTATATCCTGAGTTTGAACATGAGGGAATAAAATATAAATTACTTGATATCAATAACATTTCATTTGGTCAGTATGTAGACATTGATACTTATCTAAGGAAAGATGAGAATTATAGAATGTCAAATATGAATGAGTTAGCTGCTTACTTATATTGTGAGGAAGGATTAAAATATTCTGATTCAAATTTCAAGAAAAGAATTGATGCTTTCAAAACGCTTCCTGTGAAGTTCGTCAATGGAGCACTTTTTTTTTTAGTCAATTTAGTAGGAGCATCGCAAAATCTTACTCAACTTTATTCCAAGAGCAAAGTGATGTGGAAACTCATGAGGATAAGAATAGCTTTCATAGTCATTATGGATGGTATTACGCAATTAGTTCACTCGCAGAAAACAAAATTTGGCAGGTTGATAATGTGGTTAATGTCTCCCTTGTTGGGGCTCTCAATCATCTTAGTTACCTTGTGGATCTCAATAAAGAAAAAGAGAAAGAAATAAAAAAGCAGCAACAACAATCAAAGCATAGATGAGTTTAATAACATCAGGTTTAACATGGCAGGTTGACTTTACAAATCAATCATCACTTATTATTTCCACAGATGGATTTGGTAATCCACAGATTGACAAAGCAACGAACCTTTCCAATCCGTCATTATTCTTTTCAGGTATAAGTAATAGTGAACCTCTTTATGTTTATAGTGGATTCAGTAATGCGTTAGGTTTTTCAGGAACTGCACAAGCGAATGGTGGAAATACCCTTACAAACAAACTTGGTGATTATGGTTCATATACTGATTACACAATGTTCTTCATGGTTAATAACACAGGAGGAACTACCAATCAGTTTGTTACATCACCTAACGATCCAAACTATTTGGGTCAATCACAAGGTTATGATTGGTTTGAAGCAAGGACTGAAATAAATCCACCAACTTATGGAACTGCAGGTTTCTTTTATAGAACGAGAACAACAACATCTACAACAAATGATTTGAGGGCAAGTGGAGACACAAACAATTGGTATGTAGTCGGAACAAGAGTATATCAATCAGGATCAGATATTATAACGGACATTTGGATTGATGGTGTATTAACCGCAACGACAACCA